CCAGAAGAGTATGCCCTTTTTGCCCATCAACCTCAAAAGATTGCCAACAGAATTTACGCCAATCGAGGAGGAAACAGGAATGAAGCAAGTGGGGACGGGTACTTGTACCGAGGAAGAGGGACAATTCAGCTTACCTTTCACGATAACTACTGGCACTGTGGACAAGCTCTTGGTCAGGATTTTGTGAAGAACCCAGACTTGGTTAAAACACCTATGTATGCCGCTATGAGTGGTGGATGGTTTTGGGCTACGCATGGATGCAACCAACTGGCTGAGGCTGAAGACTGGCTGAATCTAACTAAGCGCATCAACGGCGGAACATTTGGACTCGATGAAAGAATCGCTCTAACCAAACATTCCCTTGAAGTATTAGGCGGGTAGTGGGACAATAGACTAACTATAAAGGGCGCACATGGCAACGACAATTCCATCATGGGTAATGACGTACAACAGTTTGACGTCTATGGTGCTCTCTTATTTGGAACGTAGTGATCCAGCCACGATTGCCGCCATTCCTACTTTTATTACTCTTGCAGAATTTGAAATAGCTCAGGAAATCAAAACCTTGGGACAATTACAGGTGGTAACGGCGACTATGGCCGCAGGTACACCGACTATCCAAAAGCCTGCCCGCTGGAGGAAAACAGTTTCAATGACCCTGACNAACCCAACAACTAGCCAGACTCAGCCGGTGTTGTTGCGTAANTTAGAGTACTTACAGAATTACTGGCCTAATGCTTCGCAGACGGCTACACCGGTTTATTACGCTGACAGCGATTATGAGCACTGGTACATAGCTCCTACGCCAGACCAGGCTTATAACTTTGAAGTACTGTTCTATGAGCGTATAGCNCCTTTGAGCTCAACAAACCAAACAAACTGGCTGACACAGTACGCNCCTAATGCGATGCTGTACGGTACGCTCTTGCAGGCTATGCTGTTNTTAAAGAATGACAACCGTGCAGTGTTCCAGCAAAAGTACACTGAAGCCATTACCGCCTTGAAGACCGAGGATGTTTCTCGTGTCGGGGATCGTCAAGCTATAGCTGTGGACTCTTAATCATGACAACATACATTAATCCCTACACGGGTCAAACCGTTAATCAATCGCCGATTGGTTACGAATCACTGACCCTTAGTTCTACAACCCAACTACAGTGGCCAATCAACGGTAATACATCTAGCGTTGTTGCTGGAATTATTGAGGTTACTGCAACTCTAGGCGGTGGATCATTTACAGGATCTATCAGCGGTACAACTTTGACAATCAGCGCTGTAGCCTCTGGTGCAATTGCAGTTGGTTCTGTAATCACAGGAACTGGTATTACATCTGGAACAACGGTAACGGCTTTTGGAACTGGTAGCGGTGGTACTGGTAACTATACGGTCAACATTTCACAGACCGTAAGCTCAACCACGATTACGACTTCAGCCCTGCAATTACAGATGCCACCTGCAACCCAAGTATCTACTGGCCAGGCTGTATTGGTTAGAAACGTTGGTTCAATCGCGTTTGTGGTGACTGATAACAGCGGTAACACAATATCTAGCATTGCCTCTGGGGTTGCTGATTTTATTTATTTGACAGATAACACAACGGTTAACGGTACTTGGTCAGTCGTTGTCTTTGGTACTGGGGTGTCTCAGGCTAANGCTTCTACACTGGCTGGATACGGCCTGCTNGCNATTGGTAGTACTCTAAACGAGTCCTATCCTCTCACAACGGTCAGTAGCGCTTATACGTTCNTACCGTCNGATCGTGCGTCCTTTTACGTATGGAACGGCGGAGCTGGTACCCTTACACTGCCTACATCATCCGTAGTTGGTAATGACTGGTTTGTGATTGTTCGTAACAGCGGAACAGGTATCTTAACAATAGCTCCAAACGGATCTAGCTCAGATACGATCGACGGCAACTCACAGCAACAACTCCAGCTTACNGAATCTATTGTTTTAGTTTCTAACGGCTCTAACGGATACAGCACGTTTGCTTATGGTCGTTCAAATACCTTTGTATATACAAACTTGTTTGTTAANACNACAGGCGGTACAACGACTTTAACNACGTCACAAGCGGCNAACGCAATTCAAACCTATGTCGGCACACTGACATCTAACGCAACGATTGTTCTGCCTTCTACGGTTAACCTTTATGCGCTTAAGAACAGTACGACTGGATCTTATTCTTTGACCTTTAAAACCGCGGTATCAGGCGGTGCGACACTGTCTTTAGGTCAAGGACAAACGATTATTGTGATCTGCGACGGTACAAACGTGTACAACTCACAGACCTCTACTTCGTCCACGATTACAGCCTTGACGCTAGGTAACGGATCTGCTGGAGCTCCTTCAGTGAGNTTCTCAAGTGACGGTACAACTGGTGTTTACTTAGTGGCCAGTGGACAACTTGGATTTGCAGTTTCNGGATCTAACGGTATGACGCTGACAACAACAGGACTCTTAGTTCCAGTAGGAATCGCCGGAGGGGCGTTCTAATGACAGCCAAGGTTGTTGCTCTACAGATCAAGCCTGGTATCCAAAGGGACGGTACTCAGTTTGCTTCGCCTACTTATGTAGATGGGCAGTGGGTACGCTTTCAAAACGGANTACCCAAAAAGATTGGTGGNTACAACGGCATCTTCTTAAATGCTACGGGCATATCTCGTGGCATGTACATGAGCTCACTCAACGGCCTAAACTACATTGTCTCTGGCTATAACAACGGCTTAGAGCAGTGGGTAACTGATAACGTATCTGGTATTGGTTCAGGACCTACACAACTCTATCCAGTTGGTAGTATCACAACTCAATCCATCAAGTACGCCGGTATAGGCTACGTCAATGGTACGTATACTGGGGTTACGCCGGTCACATCTAGTGGCAACGGAAGCGGAGCAACTTATACGGTAGTTGTTTCTGGTAATGCTATAACAACTTTGACCAATACCGCAACAGGTATTAACTACGGTTACGGTGATACGTTTAGTTTTGCCAATTCAGATATAGGCGGTAATGCTTTATCTACTGTAGCGGTTACAGGAACTGCTGGACAATTTTCTTGTGCAAGCACAATCACTTTAGTCGCAGGTCAATCCATCAGTGTGACAGGTACTTTGACAGGTACAGCAACCGGCATACAGCCTGGTACGTATTACGTTATTACAGGCGGTACAACAACGTTCACATTGTCAGCAACCGCAGGCGGTACGGCTTTAGTAACAACCGCTGGAACAACAACAGGTCTAACGTTTAACCCAGTGACACCGTTCCAAGGTCAGTTCACATCTGTAACTTATTACGGTAATAACGTTGCTCCCTCACTGTCTTATTTTCAACCAAATGCTAACAATCTTTGGCAGTTTGAGATTGGATATGACTCAACCGGTGGCAATCAGAATAAGTTAGTTGCTCATCCAGGGCAGAATCTGTCCGCAATTGATAGCACGGTCAATACTCGTCCTTTGTTTGGTAACTTTACCAGTACAGCATTAAACCCAGTTGGCGTGTTTACAGCAACTGGTACAACAACAAATGGATCTCCTAACGTTACATTCACAACGACCAATTATGCTATGGGACCAGGTGTCTCTATATCAGGAACTGGCGTACCGTCCAACACAACCATAGTCTCATCTAACCTGGTTAGTAATAACTTTACTCTGGCAAACGTTGCGGTGACGGGTACGGCTGGACAGTTTTCATGTAGCTCAACGACTCTTATTTCAGGCCAGCAAGTCATTGTGACTGGCGTACTGACGGGTACAGCTACAGGTATATCAGCAGGCACTTACTACATCATTGCGACTAACGGATCGACAACATTCACATTGTCCACAACATCCGGTGGATCAGCGATTACGACTACAGCAGGCACAACGGCTGGACTGACTTTTGTTGCTCAAGTAGCTAGCGTATGGACAGTTGTTATGAGCGCTAATGCTACGGCCTCTGGTACGGTTACGCTGACATTTGATAACAACATTTCCGTATCTGGCGGAGTTGTTATGCTTCACCCGTATCTATTTGTTTACGGTAACAACGGCCTTATTCAGAACTGTGCGGCGTCCGACTTTAACAACTGGACAAGCGCAGACTCAAACGCCAACAACGTGTCTACAGGTAAGATCGTTAAGGGTCTACCTCTCAGGGGCGGTACAACATCGCCTGCTGGACTGTTCTGGTCTTTAGACTCAGTTATCCGCGTCAGCTACACACCGTCAACGGTAGGTGGTGTTAATTACTACTGGAAGTATGACTTGATTACGAGTCAGAGTTCAATCTTGTCTTCGTCNTCAGTNATTGAGTATGACGGATTGTTTTANTGGATAGGNGTTGATCGATTCCTCATGTATAACGGTGTTGTACAAGAGATACCCAACAGTCAGAATCAAAACTGGTTCTTTGACAACCTTAACTACCAACAGCGTCAAAAGGTCTGGTGTACAAAAGTGACTCGTTGGGGTGAGATCTGGTGGTTCTATCCACGCGGTAACGCGACAGAGTGTACAGATGCAATCATTTACAACGTGCGTGAGAAGACTTGGTACGACGCAGGCCAAGCAGTTGGAGCCCAGCGCTCAGCAGGCACATACACTGAGGTTTTCCATTATCCAGTAATGGGTGGATACGCGCCAAACAGCGCAGGCAAATACACGCTTTGGCAACACGAGACTGGTACAGACCAAGTCTACAC